TATACCTGGAATTTTATAATCCACAAACGCCACGTCCGTTCATCCTTCGGGACGCATGACACCAAAGCATGGAACGGGGCTTTGGTATATGGGAGTTTACCATGACAGTAACTTACGTATATCGTGGCGTTGCTTACACCAAAATTATCAAATGAATGATCGAGCAATTTGGTTCGGTATAATCGGTCTAGCTCTTATAATGGGTGCTTTAGAATTAAGCCACATTAAAACGCACATGACTGAGAAACGTCCAAATTTACATTTTCATAAAGTAGTTCGTTAAGCGACATGGGAGGTGCAATGCCTCCCTCTACATTTGGTATTAGCCCTCTACGGAGGACACCTAATGCCGTCATGACGGTGGGATAGACCACAAATCTCAATGAGTCCAATTAAGACTCCTATAATTCTAGATCTAGAGACGATACATATAACCTTACAAAATAATGGCACAACAGTCAACAAACAATCCTGCTTCACAAACCTTTCTGGGTAGGATTAACACAGCGACAAACGCAACGAACAACAGAGATTTATATTTAAAGTTGTTCTCAGGTGAGATGTTTACTGGCTTCCAAAGAGAGACAATCGCAAGAGATCTCGTTATGAAGCGTACACTCACAAACGGAAAGAGTCTACAGTTCATCTATACTGGACGTACAAGTGCGGAATACCACACTCCAGGAAACAGTATATTAGGAAACTCTGACAAAACTCCACCTGTAGCAGAAAAAACAATTACAGTCGATGACCTATTAATCAGCTCGGCTTTTGTATATGAGCTAGATGAAACACTAGCACACTATGAGTTGAGGGGCGAAATTTCCAAGAAGATTGGATATGCTCTTGCTCAAAAGTATGATAGATTAATCTTCAGAGCTATTGCTAAAGGTGCTAGACAAGCATCTCCAGTATCACTCAGCAACTTCATTGAGCCAGGTGGTACACAAATTCAAGTCGGTGGCGGTTCTAACGCTGACGATGCCCTAAACCACACACACTTAATCAACGCTTTCTATGATGCTGCAGCAGCTCTAGACGAGAAAGGTGTCAGTGATGAGGGTCGGGTTGCCGTACTTAACCCAAGACAGTACTATGCACTTATCCAAAACATTGAATCAAACGGTTTAATCAACCGCAATGAGAGAGGAGACGCATTACAGTCTGCAAACGGTATCATTGAAATTGCAGGTATCACAATCTACAAATCAATGAACACACCATTCTTCTCTAAGTATGGTACAAAGTATGCACCTTCAAGTGGTGCTTCAGCTGCAACTGACCTAGACACAGTAGATCCTGGAAATACAGGTTCATTCGTATCTGAGTCAATCGAAACAGCTACAACAGTTACAGGTAACAACTATGGCCCACGCCAGAACTACGGTGCTGCCTCTAACTTTGCAAACACATGTGGATTAATTTTCCAACGTGAGGCTGCAGGTGTAGTTGAAACAATCGGCCCACAAGTTCAAGTAACTTCTGGAGACGTTTCCGTGGTTTACCAAGGCGATGTCATACTAGGACGCATGGCTATGGGAGCAGATTATGTGAACCCAGCAGCTTGTGTAGAATTGTTCGCAGGAACATCTACAAAGCCAGCAGCTTTCTCATAATATATACATTTATACGGGGGCACTCGCCCCCCTTTTTTTTTATGGCACAAATATCTTACGGAGTGTCTACCGAACTAGATGCTGTCAACTCAATCCTGATGAGCGTTGGAGAAACCCCAGTTAATACATTAACAGTGCAGAGCCCCGAAGTGGCTATAGCACAAAAGACTCTAAGGCAAGTCTGCCGTGAGATACAAGCTGAAGGGTGGTCATACAACACAGAGAATGAGTACCCTATAGAGCTCGATACAAACAACCAGTGTATCGTTCCTAATAATGTTTTACAAATGGATCTAAATATCTTTCAACATGGAAAGGATTATGACGTTGTAAGACGTAGTGATAATGGAATATCCAAAGTGTATGATAGAAAAGGTCATACATTTACTTTTGAAAATTGTAGTAAATTATTCTTTGATATGATATGGATGATAGATTTTGAAGATCTACCACAACCATTCAAAGATTACATAACCGCTAGGGCTGCTAGAATCGCCTCTAACCGTATGGTAAACAATCCACAGTCAGCTAAGTTACTTGAAGCTGATGAAGCCTTTGCAAGGGCTATAGCGTTGGAGTATGATGCTAAGCAAGCCGATCATAATATCTTTAGTGATTTCAATTATCACCAAGATGCAAACACCACATACAGACCATTTAAAGTATTAAGAAGAATGTAATGGCAACAGTAAATCAACGTATCCCAAACTTTCTAGGGGGTGTATCTCAACAACCAGATAAAATAAAATTTCCAGGACAGTTAAGGGTATGTGATAATGCCGTCCCAGACATAACATTTGGTCTTAAGAAACGCCCTCCTGCGGAGTTTGTAGGAACTTTATCTAATGCTAATACCTCTGGTCATTGGTATGAGATATTAAGAGATGGAGATGAAAAATATATTGTACAAATAACTCCTAGTCTTACAGGTAGTATGCCTATAAGAGTATGGGATCTAGCAGATGGTACTGAAAAATCTCTGACAAATTCAAGCGGAGATTCTTTATTTACTTATTTAGCAGGAGCTACAGCACCATATTCTGTAACTACAATACAAGACTATACACTTATAGCTAACCCAAATAAGACTGTAGCTGAGTCTAGTAGCACTACAGCTGCACCTATTTTAAATGGAGATTATTCATATGCAAGGCTTGATACTGTCGCTTATAATACTGAATACATTTTATATAGCGGTACTGCACCCACCCCTCAAACTTTTTATAGAGTCACTTCTGTTAAAGTAGACAGACTTGATGGTAGTAATGAGATTGGCCCTACATGGGATTCAACTGACACAGACCAATCTAAGTCTGGTACACTAACTTGGTCATTTAGTGGTGGTGCTAACGTAACTGGTGCTCAATCTGATACTGAAAATATTGAAGGTAGTTTACAAGTAAATGGTACAAGTTATATTGATTCAAACACTGCAAACTATCAAGGTAATAATACTGGTAATAGAGACGATTTTTTAGGATATACACAAAACTACAAAACAAGGTATACTGCAACTGTAACATTAACAGACGGTGGATTAATTAAAAATACAAGTAAAAGTAATGCAGAAGGTAGATCTATAGATGTTTCAATAGAAGGTATAAACTATCGTATATCAGTTGAAGCTGTAGAACCTGTTACTACATATGAAGGTGTGTCGGGTATAGCTTTTTTTAAAACACCAAAAAATCCAGATAACGGTAGTATATCTATGCTATCTATTCTTAATGGATTAAAAACTGCAGTTAACAGTAGTTTAGCTAACGTAACAGCTGAAGTTATAGGTAGTGGTTTGTTTTTAAATGGTACAGCTGCAGATGGTGTAAACTTTCTCGGTGGTGCTGTAAACGAAAACATGAGTGTAATAGGTCAGAAAGCACAAGATATTAGCAGACTACCAGCTATGAACAAACATGGTTATGTAGCTCAAATATCAAATACTGCTGATTTAGATACAGATGATTATTATGTAAAATTTGTAGCTGATAATGGTACCTCTGGAGCTGGTGCTTATGAAGAAACTGTACGTCCTCACAACTTTGCTGGTACGTCTGCAGCTGATGCAATGAAAGCTGGATTTGATCCTGCAACAATGCCACACGCATTAATAAATAATCGTAATGGTACATTTACTTTTGCTAAATTAGATCTATCTTTTGGTACTGCACAAGGTAATCAAAACTATTGGAAAGACAGAGAAGTTGGTGATAATGAATCTAACCCATTTCCAACAATACTTGGTAAACAAATAACTGAAATGTTTTTTCACAGAAACAGATTAGGTTTAATTGCTGAAGAACAAGTTGTAATGAGTCAGCCTGGACAGTATTTTAATTTATTTATTGTTTCAGCTATAGCAGCTAGTGATGATAACCCAATAGATATAACTGTATCAGATATAAAACCTGCATTTATTAATCATACATTACCTATAAATAAAGGTGTAATGATGTTTAGTGATAATGGTCAATTTTTACTATTTACTGAGTCAGATATATTTAGTCCTAAAACTGTCAGATTAAAAAAGATAGCTAGTTATGAATGTGATGCTAGTATACAACCTGTAGATTTAGGTACTTCTGTTTTATTTACATCTAATGTATCTGCATATGCTAGAGCATTTGAAGCTACAGTTGTAGATGATGATACACCTCCTAAAATTGTAGAACAAACTAGAGTTGTACCAGAGTTTTTACCTAAAGATATTACAAAATCTACTAACTCTGCATCTATTGGTATAACAACCTATGGTAAAAAAGGTGATAGTACAGTATATCACTATAAATACTATGATGCTGGTAATACGAGAGAACAGTCTGCATGGTATAGCTGGACACTTACAGGAACTATGCAACACATGTTATATACAGGTGGTAGTTTCTTTACTGTAACTTTACATGATAGTAGCTATAAACTTTGTAGACACGAATATGTTGCAGATGCTGATGCTACTAGAGCCTATGTATTAGGTGGTACATCATCTGATGTTGGTTCAGCACTTAAAACTGCAAGACAGTTTGAGGCACATTTAGATAACATGACAATAGCTACAAACGTAGCTGGCTCAGCTCAAACAACTACAGCTCCAGAAAAAACTGTACTTACAATACCATATACACCCGCAAATACTACAAATTTATTTATGGTAGGTTTGTCTGGTAATGACAGTGATGGTAATTCTATTGCTGGTACTGTAAGGGCAGCTGACGCTGTAGGAACTAACAGTGTTACCTTTAACAATATAAACTTACATAGTGCAGCTAAAGTAGCTGTAGGTTACAGATACACAAGCACTATAGAACTACCAACATACTACATCAATCTAGGTAACAATGCGTATGATACAGATGGTGACTTACGTATATCAGGTATAAACTTTGAAATGGGTGTAGGTGGCCCTATGGAGTTTCATCTAACATCACCATTTACTTACATAGATTCTAGTGGTAATACTACAAAAGACATTGATGATTATGTACAATTTGAGTCTGGTATATTATCTAATTCTAGTGTATTTGATAAGCCTCCTGCAGACTTAGCTAGAAGTGTTAGAGTACCAGTGCAAAGAAAGAATGAGAAATATACATTACAAATAAAAATACCAGACCCCTTTTCTACTGCCTTAATCTCAGCAAGCTGGGACGGCATTTACAACCCAAGACGACATGTACGTAGGTAAGTATATTCAGCCTTGCACTCCAGAGTTAGCTTTGGAGGTAGGGCTGAACTTACGTTTTGAAGATAAACGTGAGGCAGAACAAACAACAGGATTGCATGCACCCGCAGCGGTATTGCAAGCACATCTCAACTCTACATATTCTGTGTTTTTTAAGGTTCCCAACGGCAAGACTGCTGGAGTGGCAGGAGTAACCTCTTCACATGCAATATGGATGTTATGTACTGATGCTAGTACAGAGTATCCACATACATTTGTAAAAGAGGCTAAACGCTGGATAGCCAGCCTATCTAATCCTTATTTACACAACTATGCAGACATGCGTAATGAGCAACACATCAAATTGCTCAAACTGCTAAAGTTTAACTTCTTAAATTACACAGTTTACAATGGTGTACCCCTTATTGAATTTTACAAACTATGTGTACAGTAACACTCGCTTTAGCTGGTATATCAGGTGTCGGGACTGCAATGGCAGATCGCTCGGCAAAGATGGCACAGTACCGAGCACAGAAAGCAGCGGTAGATAGGTCAAACTATATGGCGAAGCAGGATTATCTTAACAAGATAACAATTTCTGCTTTCAAAGATCAACAAAAACAAGACTTATTTAAAGCACAACTAGATGCTCAATCTGCATCCGTCACAGCGATGGAACGTCAGAAAGACATCAACCAATTAGAACAATCAAGAGCTTCAACAGCTAACCAACTAAAACTACAAGAAAAAGTTGCAGAGGCTGCGTTTGAAGGACAACAAAAATTAGCAGAATCTATACGAGCACAAGGTACAATACTAGCTAGTGGTATGTCAGCTGGACAATCTACTATGCTAACCCTTACTGACCAAGAACGTCAATTAGGTCAAGAACAGGCTGCAGTAAATGCAAGTTTATTTAATGCAAGGCAGTCGTTTGGCTTACAAGAATATAACACACTTCTTAGTCAGTACGCTGCAGATTCTCAAGCATATAACAGTGTCATAGCTGCACCTATGGCTCCTGTTGCTGAGTTCAAGACTGTAAGACCAGTTAAGATGGCAGCACCCGAAAAACCAAGCATGTTAGGGTCGATCATGACAGGCTTTAGTGCAGCAGTAAAAACTGGATCAGGCATTGGTCATGCTAGTGGTAATCCAGATATGCCTTGGTGGAAGGTAGGTAATTAATGGCAAAAGGATTTCGTAGACAAGGTGAGTGGCAAGTTGGATTTACTCAACGAAAAATTGCTGACATCACTAAGAAAAAATTAGAAGAAGCAAAACTTCTTGAAAAATCTCAAAAAGAACAACTTAAAAATTACGTTGCAAATGCAAACGAACAAGCACAAGAAGAGCAACGTCAAACAAACAACATTATTAGAGTATCTAATTACGAAGCACAATTAGCTAGTAACTTTAGTAATACTTTACGAGACTTACTTACAAACACCGTACCTAGTTTAGCTAAAGATGCTATGGACTACAACCGTGCTGCTGGAGCTGCAGCTAGGATGGAAGAAGAGTTAGAAGTAGAACCACCCCCAGATGAAGAAGAAGTTGAACCTACTGGTTTTGATGCAGTCAAAGCTGCTGGAGATCAACAGCTTGATATTACTAAAACAGGTAATGACTTAGCTACTAAATTAGAAAATAGTAATGACCCATTTGGTAAGGAAAAAGCTAGAAAGGTAAGAGGTATATTTTCTGGTGCATTTAATTATGGATATGAAGTTAGAGATAAAGCACTTAAGGTAGAAGGATTTAGTGCTCATTTTGATAACGAGTTGAGAACAAATAGCACTAGATTAATAGATAACAATGGTGTAGAATTTGCAATAAATGATCCTAATTTAACTAAAAACCAATTAGCTGTAGCTGGTAATTATGTGTTAGCTAAATGGCGAGATGAAAATAGAAGTAATTTAAGTGATATAAGTGTTGATAAGTTACTTGTACAACCAGCTAGAAAGGTACTAAAAACTAATTTAAAAGAACGCTTTACAGCTCTTGATAATGAGTTTGCTGCTAGTCAAGTTGAAGGTACAAAGTTATTACTTACTAACTCCTTAGATAACGTCCCAGGAGCCCCAGAATTATCTGACATACTAAACAGTTACGTTAGTTTAGTTAGACCACATCTCAAAGCAACAAAGGACTCATCTATTGGTAATCAAGCTATAACACAAATAGAAGATCTTATTAAAGATGCTTTTGCTCGTTCTAATAATCCAGACTTATTACATAAAAGATTGAATTATGCTTTGTCTATAAAAGGTGATACACCTGCAGGATTTAAGAGTCTAGCAGACTTACACCCAAATAGATTTAGCACTACATCAATTACAATGCTAAAACAGTTTGCTGTATCAGAAAATTATAGACGTATTAAAAGTTTTCAAACAGCTAATGTACAAACAAGTGTAACTAACTATATACAAGAACAAAGAGATCTACCTAAAGAAGAAAGAGCAACAGAAAGTGATAAACTAGCTTTTGCTGGTGAGTTACTTAAGAATAATCCTCTAGCATCAAAAGAGGCTATTGATAATGTAAGTAGATTATTTATAGATCCAGTAGATGCTTATGATACAGTAGGTGTTTTAAAAGGTAAGATATTAGATAATGGTGCGTTAACTGCTGACGATATACTAGACCCAACACTAGACTCAGATGTAGTCAAGGCATATTTAGAATCACAACCAGATGTACAGGTATTAGATCAACTATATCCAGAATCTGAAAAGAAAGATGTAGAAGATCAGGCTAAATCATTTGAAAAGTTTTTAGCTAGTAAATCTAAGGCATATACAATAAATGTATATGGTGATGTAGAAGATTCCTCTGGTACATTTGGTCAAGCATATACTAGATTTATGTCTGACATTAAAAATAATGCTTATAAAATACAAGCTGCTGCTAAAGGTGAAGGTCAAACTTTAACTTTTGGTCAAGCGTTACGTGAAGCTGATCGTCAGATGAGAGGTCAAATAAATGCAGGTATTAGAGATGAAAATAGCATTTATTATGTAAATACAAATGGAAAGGGTATAGAAGGTGGTTTTCAAAATGCTATAAAGGATAGAGGTTTACCAACCTTCTTAAAACCTGTAAACGTCAAAGAGATGATAGCAGAGATCAAGGCAAACGAGTTAACTGTAGAAGATCAGATAACAGATAAGGTAGAGTTGGATGATGGTGGCATGCTAACAGATCCAAATGTAGCTCGTATAGCACAGGTAATGAAAGTACCAGAGTATGACTTTTCTAAGTATCAGTCTAAAGCATTTGGTCTTGACTTTGGTTATGAAGCACCTATAAATTATGAGGTACTAAAAGATTTACTACACAACTCGGAAGGTGCTAATACTTTATCAGATCTACAGTCTAAGGGTAATACAAGCAACAAAGCTATAGATCGTGCATTTAATGATTTCTATGGTCTAAATCATAGGAGTCTTACTAACGCATGGAAAGGTATGAACTTTGAGTCTGTTATTAGAAATGAAATTACAGCTAAAGGTTTAGAACTTGATGCGGGTGAGTTAGCACTGGTAGATGGTAAGAAACATGTAGGTCATGCTTTAGTAGGTATATCTAAAAAAGGTGAATTTGGTGCTGTTAGAAAACCAGGAGAAGATGGTACACCAGAGGGTGCAAGTGTAGTACATACAGGAGTAGATGTAGGTACGACTGGAACTACGGGTTTTCATACTGCATTTAATATGCAAGAGGGTGTAGTTGTTGCTAATGCAAGTCACCCTAAGTATGGTGTTCATATTGATATACAAGATAAAGATGGAGTTGTTTATAGATTTGCACATTTAAGAAACTATAACCCTGCACTCAAAGTAGGTGCTCCATATAACGGAGAAATTATAGGTGAAATAGGTAACACAGGTGTAAGTTCAGATGAGCACTTACATTTTGAAAAAATTGTAGATGGTAAACAAATAGATCCTACAGAGGATTTGAACAAGTTGACTATTGGAAAAAGAATTGAACCTACTATTGGTAATTATCCTATTACAAAAAGAATGTTAGCACGTCTAGCAGGTGACAAAGGAGAAGAAAATCCAATACGTAATCTAAATATTGCTAAGGCAATACATCGTTATAAAAATGATGAGTTAGTACAAAAAGATGTATGGGACTATCTTAATAAAGTATCTTGGAACGCAGCAATGCGTAAATCAAATGGAGATACATATATGGCTACTAGATACCATGTAGCATACATATTAAGAGGTAATATGGATTTGTACAACCTTCCTACAATACGAGCTTTTTCTAATAAGTATATACACAAACTTAGAACACAAGGAATCTTAGATTAATGGAAGAACTAGAAAATTCGATGCCTATGGGTGGCGAAGGTGAAATAGTTGAAGAAGAAGAGTTAGAGCTACCTAATTTATCAGATGTAGGTAGCCCTCAACTAGAAGCTCTCAAACAGAGTCAAGAAGGTGGCGGTATTCTTAATCAACTTAGCGAAGGTATACAAAATACTCAAGCTCAAGTTAGAGACTTTATTGACAATACATTTCAAGGAGATCAAAGATCTTTAGAAGAAATAAAAGAAGATCGTCAAATTATAGCAGATGAAGGTAGACAAAGATTAGATGAATCACAACAAGTTCTTAATGCGTCTACCAATCCTGTAGCTGAAGGCATTAGATCTACCGTAGGCGGTACTATAGACGCTGCAGAAAGTGTAGGTAGTTTTTTAAAACTATCAAAAGATACTATGGATACAGGTCTTAACACAGTATTAGGTAAGGCTGTAGATCCAGAAACAAACCCTTTTAGTGAAGAATATCAAGGTGGTAGTTACTTTGAAGTACCAGATGTTTACGAACCAGAAAACACTACAAACATTGGTAAACTTGCTAGAGGTCTAGTAGAGTTTGGTTTACTAACTAGATGGACAGGTGGTGTTGGAGGTCTTGGAGTAGCTAAAACAGGTCTTACCAAAGCTCCTCTAGTAAGATCAGCTGGAGCTTTTATAGCAGGTAACAAACCACTACAGTTTTTAACAGCTGGTGGTAAAATATCTGCAGAGGGTGCGTTAGCAGAACTTATATCAGAATCATCAGAATATGCTAATATTGCTAACTTAGCTCAGGAATATACACCTTGGTTGCTACCTGGAATTATGGAAAGGTTAGCTATAGATGAAGATGATACTGCATGGGAAGCTAGACTCAAGACTGTAACAGCAGGAGCTGGACTTAATCATATAGGTTATTTCTTTAGTGGTTTAATTCGTGGTGGTTTTAAAACTGCAAAAACAACAGCTAAAGAAGCTATTAAGAAAGGTAAGTCTGTACAAGAGGCTATAAAACTTGGTAATGATGCTGGTACTAAAGAGTTTAAACGTGCCATGCTTGAAGAGGTTTTAAATGCTGAAAGAGGTGCAAATAAACTAGCAGAGGTCAAACTTAATCAAGGTGTTGGTATTGACCCCGCAGACCCGTTTGATAAGTATATACGTAGACATTTAGATGAAGAAGATCTTAAGGCTTATGATAATGCTTTAAATGATGTAGAAACATCTAACCTAGATCAAAGAATTGAAGCTAGAGGTACAATACAAGAGTTACAAGAAAGAGCACAATCTAACGGATCAGCCAAGGGTGATGTATGGAATGATGACAGATATTCTAGTACTAACTTAGATTCTGAAAATGCTGGTAGACAACCAGACCCTACTGTTAACCCAGACCAGTTTGATGACTACGAGAAAGTAAGTTATGTCAAAGAAGTCAATGCAGTAGAGAATGTTGTAGATCAAGCAAAAAAATCTCCAGATATACAATCAACATTATTTGATGAAGCTGACATTTTAAAAGAAGTTAGTGGCCCTATACATAATGCTGAAAAAATTACCAAAGATGTTATTGAACGAGTTTCGGGTGGTGACAAAAATTTGGAAGAAATTTTTACAGAAGTTATAGATGACATTACCACACAGATGTCAAAAAAATATAGTCCAGCAGATTATGAAGATTTAGCAATACAAGCTGTAAAAAGAGCTGAACCTATACTACAAAGAATAGGTGATTTTACAAAGGGTGATCGTACAAGTTTGTTAAATACTTACAAAAAAAGTATTAGTAAAGGTACTAAATTAGGTACAAAAGAGTACAGACGTTACTCTTATGGTTTAGATAAAAATGGTAAAGCTAGATATATTGATACCATAGGCCCAATACAAAAAGATGCTAACATGATTATTCTTAAATCGTTAGCACAAACCATGTCTAACTTAGCTACAGGTTCATTAGAAATTAAAAACAGTCTAACAGTAATGAAAAACTTTGAAAAGTTAGCTGATCTTATGAAGTTAGTTACAGTTAAGACTAAAGAGTATACATATGCTTGGGGTATTGATGGTCAACTACAACAAGGTAACGTCAAGTTACTTGATAAACTACAAGCTCGTAAACGTGGCTCTGCTATAGCTGAAGCTGCAGCGGATGCTGACAAGTTACATGAAAACTTGATTGGTTTAGTAAAACAAGGGTACAAAACAGGTGATATGCAACCTGTTGAAGATCTTATAACTATATTTCACTTGTCAGATGGTGACGTATTAGCTATAGAAGATATTGCAACCTACCTAAAATCAAGAGTTTTTGGTGGTAGTTTTATGGGTTATACTGGTAAAAAAGGTCAAAGATTTAAAACTGTACCATCTAAAATGATACAAGAGTTATACGGTATATCATTTAATGGTCTGTTGGGTAGAATCAAAACACCTGTAAAAGCAATCGCTAACACTGGGTTTTTAGCTGTATATCCACAAGTTATGAAAGCGGTGGCGTTTATTAGTCCAGTAAGTCCATCTAAATTTATGAAAAAACCAGGTTTTCAAAACCCAGAACAGCTCAAAAGGCAAACAGCGTCAGCTTTATTTCAATTAGATGCAGCTACAAAAAACCTTAGTGATACTCTAAGCGTATTTATTAGAAACTATAAGCTAGGACTAAAGGGTAAAGATATGGATTATGTTGGTAAGTACGCAATACAAAGGCGTAGTGCTAACTGGAAAGGTTTGAAATATTTTAAAGATAAGTATGCTAACGATAAAATGACCGAAATAGGTTATAGTTTTGCTAATCTTTTACATGATTTTAATGTACATCCTCTTTCACGACACTCAACTATTGCTATGGGTGCGGGTGATGCTGCAGCAAGATATAATATTGGTATGCAGAGACTAGCTGAAGAAGCATTTAATGAAGCTATGGATATGGGTGTAGATATAGCAGATTTTAAAAAGTTTCAGCCAAAGTTTGAAGAGTTATTTGAAAAGAAAATATTTAGAATAAAAGATGTAGAGCTAGATAATGGTACTACTATGAAAGTTAAGGTTGTTACAGACAGACTTGCTCAATTAGGTGGTGACAAAGCTACACTTACAAGTAACTTAGACGGTGTTGCTAAACAGTTTACTAACTTACTAGCTGCACTTCCAGGATCTTCACTGTTCTTTAAGTTTGTAACACCTGCAGTTAACGGTCTTAAGATTACATTTGACCATACACCTATGGCACTTGCCTTAAATAAGAAGTATCATGCTATGTTACGTGGTGATATGGTAGAGCTTGAAAAGCTAGGTATAACTGAAAGGACACTGCCTGGGCAAATAGCAGAAATTGAAGGTAAAGTGCAATTTGGTATGGGTCTAACAGCCTTGTTTACCCTTCTAGCTATGCAAGGTAAGATTACAGGTGATCTACCTAGAGAGCCTGGAGAAAGAGAAATGTGGCAACAAGCGGGTATAAAACCAACATCATTCTCATTTGGTGTGCCATTTACAGATCAACGTGCCTATATCGACTATAGAGGTGCTGAAATATGGTCAAACATTGCTAGAACTGTGGCTAACTTATTTGGAGATGCAGATATTTTAGGAGAATCTTTAGTTAGTGAAAATCTAACAAGAATATCTTTTGTTGCTGGTAGTTTGCTAGTGGACAATGGCCCTTTATCTGGATTAACTGATTTTGCTAACGTATTTTCTGCAGAAAAACCAGAAAGTTTTATTACAGGTAGTCTTGCCAACGTAGGTGGTAGTTTTATGCCATATAGTGGTAGTTTTGGTGATTTTGCTGAACTTGTAGATGGTAGTATGAAAGAATTAGAGTCTATTAATGAGAAAATAGCATACAGAGCGTCTGTAATTAGACCAATGTTACCACAAAGATATGACATATATAATGAAGAACGTCAACCTAAAAAGTTAAGAAATAGACCAGATAATGTCTTACTAAGATTATTTAGTATGGTTTCTCCTATAGGTATAGATTTTGAAAAGAAAGATCCTGTTACTGATGCTTTAGTAGATATTAGATACAACGTCAACGCAAACCTTACACAAATAGATGGTGTAGAACTTACTGGCCCAGAGCAATCTGAGGTACAAAGAATACTAGCTACTGACAAACAGTTTAGATCAGAGCTAGAACGTGTTATAAATAGTAAACAGTTCAAAAGTAGTCTAGAAGCATACAAATCACAAAACAGAAAAGTTGATAAAGGTATGTTTTCTAAAGATGGAGTACTAGGACTTGTGGGTGACGAAGCGGGTGGCTATAACTATAAGAATGAAGTGTTCTATGAGTTAGTAGATGCCGTACATACAGACGCTAAGAAGAGAGCAATAGAGATAATGAAAGGCAACTATGCCGATAGTGGTGATCCTAA